TATGAAATATTTTTAAATCACTATCATTACCTATAGATATTTTAGCACTATCAACAGCAGAACCTCCATCTGGTACTTGTATACCTGCAGCATTCATAAGTGCGATTGTTGCAGCAGAATCAGTGCCCGGTGCTTGTCTTGCTTGTACGTATGCAGAGTCTACAAAAGTTTGAACTCTAGTGTTTGTATAATATAAGTTACTACCTTCAGTAAGATTACTTGTAGACTTTGTAGCTAATCGGTTATCAAATCTTGTATCTGTATAATATAAGTTTGTGCCTTCAGTTAAGTTTGTTGTTGTAAAACCTGTGAAGTTACGTGTACTAATTTCAACTGCATGGCCCATGTAAGCATGAGATGAACATTGATAATGTAAAACTGGTGGAGTGGATTCTGTTATAGTTATTTCAGTATATGTTGCTGCAGTTGATACGCCTGTTGTAAATTGTGTAGTTCTTGCGGCATCATAATAAAATCTAAACGGATGACTCGACATATCGCTCGAACTTAAATTAAAACGATATGTTCTTCCAAGTTTTAAGTTTACTATTGGTGATTCTGTACCATCAATATAATACGCATTTCCACTACCTTGACCTTGATATACATGACTACCAGATTTTGCTGCAACTGTTACTGCAAAGGTTTTAGTAGTGGCGTCATGAGCATTTCTTTCAACTGCAGAGTTTGCAGAATCTTTGGCAAAGAAATAATCACTATCGAAATTTTCTTTGGTATATACATCTTCAACATCAATGCTAAATTGTCCTGTTCCTGAATTATACGATAAGTCTCCAGCGGCAGAAAACATTCCTCGTACATTTGCTGAATCAATGTTAAATTCACCTGATGTTACTGATAATCCTTTGTTTGCTGTAAAGTAACTTCTTATAAGTGGTCTGTAAAAATTTGTAAGTTCAGATGAATCAATTTTTATATCACCTGAAGAGATTCCAATACCAGTTCCACCAGTAAAATGTGCACGTACTTCTGATGCACTCGGTCCAGTGTATGTCATTACACCTGTGCCAGAATCATAAGTAAATGAACCATCACCTCCAGCGTCTACAGCAAAAAGTGCAGCTTTTGCCGCACTATCGGCTCGAGCTACGGTATAATATAAGTTAGTCCCTTCAGCTAAATTACTTGTAGTTTTTGTGCCAAGTGCTGAGTCAAAGTCAGAATCAAATCCTAAGTACTCACCTTGAAAAGGTTTATTAAAAACAAACTTATCACCTGATGCTGAATATGTAAGTGTCGCTGATGCACCATTTATTGTTATGCCTGCACCGTCTGCGGCAGCTGCATCAGCCGCTGAATCTGCTAGTACTATATTCTTATCGTTTATACTTACGGTAGTTGAGTTTATTACAGTTTGTGTACCTTCAACCTGTAAGTTACCAAGTATCTTAACTGTACCAGTATTATCACCTACAGTTGCAGGATCAATTATAAATTCTGCAGGGCCTCTTACCTGATTAAATGTAACGTTATCAGTGGTTGCAACAGGCTGTCCTATCGCTATGACACCAGTTGATGAATCATAAGTTACACCTGTTCCGGCGAGCAGTGATGCCTTTGCTGCACTGTCAGCTCTCGCGTCTGTATAATATAAATTTGTTGTGCCTTCTGGAACATCATCAGTATTAACTTGATTAGTACCTGTACCAAAGTCTATGTGAGTATCATCAATACCGTCTGCTTTTATACTTACGGCACCTGAAGTTACAGTAAAGTGTTCGGTATTAAATGATGCTATACCTTTGTTAGATGTGGTGGCATCTTCACCAGATATTTCACCTGATGATATGTCGATACCTTCGCCAGCAGAAAAATGTGCTCTTACTTCTGAAGCTGATGGACCAGTATAAGTTAACTTGCCAAGTGCAGAATCATAGGCAAAAGATCCATCACCACCTGCATCAACTGCATTTATAAATCCTCTAATGTGTTGTCTAAAAAAGTTTGTAAGTTCTGACGAGTCAATCTTTATATCACCAGAATTAATTGCAATACCTGAACCACCAGTAAAGTGAGCTCTTACTTCACTTGCACTTGGACCCGTATATGTAAAAGTACCGGTAGTAGCATTGTATGCAAATGATCCGTCACCACCTGCATCAGCTCCAGATATGTAACCTCTTATCGTTTGTCGATATAAGTTTGTTAATTCTGAAGAATCAAGACGTATATCGCCAGTTCCACTATTATACCCGATACCGTCACCACCGGTAAAGTGCGCGCGTACTTCGGCTGCGCTTGGTCCTGTATAAGTATATGCACCGGTTGATGAATCGTATGAGAAAGAACCGTCACCACCAGCATCGACTGCCGCCATGTGTGCTCTTACTTCAGTAGCACTCGGTCCTCTGTATATAAATTTACCAGTCGCCGATTCATAAGAAAAGGCTCCATCTCCACCTGAATCGACTGCAGAAAAATGAGCTCTTACTTCAGATGAGCTAGGTCCTGTATATGTGAAAACACCTGTTGAACTATTGTATGCAAAGCTACCATCGCCACCGGCATCAGTTGCTGAAAGATGAGCTCGTACTTCTGCAGGACTTGGACCTGTATAAGTTATAACACCAGTAGTAGCGTTATAACTAAAAGAACCATCACCTCCAGCGTCTGTTGCTGATATGTAACCTCTTATGTCTTGCCTAAAAAATGCTGATAATTCTGAAGAGTCAATATTAAGAGTATTTGTTGCATTACTATAATTTAAACCTACACCTTCAAGAACAGCACTATCAAGTGTTAAATTAAAATCACTGTCAAAATTTTCTTTAGTATAAACTTGTTCTACATCAAACTCAAATATACCTGTGCTTGCATTGTATGATAAGTCACCGCCACTGGCAAACATGTTTCTAATTTGTTGTATAGAACCTTGTAAATTAAAGTTTACTGGATCACCAGCGCTATCTGTAGCAGCAAACCCTCCACTTGAATCTTTTAAATCTATATTACCAAGATGTATCGTACCACCGCTTAAGTATAAGTCTCTAAATTTTTTAGCACTATCACCTAAGTCAAAAGCACTATCTTGTGTAGGTACAATGTTTCCTTGTGTAGAAATACCTGTAACGACTGGAGTTGAACTTGAATCAATTTGAATTAAAAGTTTATCAGTACCTGGTGTGTAGAATTTTTCAATACCATTATCAGTTAAAAAATCAAAGTTCTTAAATGCATTTTCTGCAGAATCATATACAAGTATTTGACCATCTGATTTAGTGGCAACACTAAAATCGGTAAAATCGTCAATCGATATACCAGTTTGTGCGGTAGCTATCGGTGTACCAACTACAATCTTTTTTACAAAAGTGGTTTGACCTACGGTTACTTTAATTGCCATCTATTCCTCTAAGTAACTTGTGGAGTTACTTGTATACGACCTTCAAGTATTCTCTCAACGATAGTGTTTCCAGAACTATCGTTAAAAGATAATTCGATATCATAAACATGTCTACCAGTTCGTAAAGCAGCAGTTTGTGCATTAGTTAATGATAAAGTGGTTATTCCTGCTGCAGCATTTGTGTTTACTACAGTAAATGCAGTTGCTTCACCGGCGCTGTCTGCATAATTTTTTTTAATTTTTGCTGTTACTGTGTGACCAGATAGATTTTTTGCTGCACCGTTTTTATCGACTAAATGTAGTTCTATAGAGGTATCAGCACCTTGATCAAAGGTGAATTCTTGAAATTGGGCCATGAAATACTCCAGTTGATTTCTTTGTCGGACGTTAACGCCCCTGCCATTTAATCTATTTATACAAAAACGTGTTTATAAATATATTCATGAATAATATTATATTTAGTTTGTATATTGATATTCCTGAAAGTGAATTAGATTATCAGCCTCCACATTATGGCAGTAAGATATCTAAAACACTTCACACTAAACAGCAACTTAAAAAATATTACAATTGGTTAAAAGACATGCAAGTTAAGTATGCTAAAACGATTGGTGTTGAGTATAAACTTTTTGAGTATGATGATGAATATAAAAGTTACCATAAATGGTTTAAAGAAACTTATCCACAAATAACTTCATATAACATAGTAAACTTTTATAAATTAAAAAAATTACATGATTTAGTTGAAATACATGACAATGTTTTATATCTAGACTTTGATGTAGTGCCTATATCAAAAATTAATTTTTTTAATAATAATGATTTATCACAAGGCATTTATATTCTTACTGGTACAGCTGAATCGCAAAAGCCAGTTGTTACTGATGATGGAATAGTTAAAGATGCAAAAAGAAGTCATAGTATAAGATCACCAACAGCAAAGTATTGGAATGCACGTGCACTTTGTTTAAATGAAGATATATTTGGTGACTATACAGTCTACAATACCGGTATAATTGGTGTTAATAAATTTTTCTTAGATAAATTAAATTATTTTAAAAATTTTGATATCATGATTCAAAAAATGGATAATTTAATAAAAAATAATGATATGTTTCCAGAATACATTAGAAACTTGTTTGCTTATGATAACGAAACTATTTGGGCATACAAGACTTTAAAACATAAGGTTGAAACAATAAAGCTAAATTCTGACTGGCATCATTTTATGGACAAGTGGAATTATATACCACACACTGTAAACTTTGTACATGCAATCAATAAAAACTTTGAGTACGTTAAAAATTATTATGAGAAGAATCGTATATAGTATATTTACAAATAAGATAGATGAACACCCATCTGCTGATAATTTTAAAAAAAATCAATTTGTAAAATATAAACACAAAATAATAGAAGCACAAAGTAGGTATGCTAAGATTTGCAATGCAAGTTATAAGCTTTTTGAAACCACTAATACAAACTATAATGAAATACAATTTGAAAAGTTATACCTTTTTGATGAACTTGCAAATGATTATGATGAAGTACTATATTTAGATTTTGATGTAATTCCTGTAAAAAATTCTATTATATTTAATAAATTTAATTTAAATAATATGTGTGCTTGCTCTATAAACAAACATGAAGAGTTTATTCATAAATTAAATGAAGTTAAAAATTTAACTGAAATGCATATGTTCATAAAAACAACTTCAAAAAAAGCTATGCTATCAATCCATGATATAAACGGTAGTGATGATTTAATAAATACGGGTGTGTTATTAGCTAATAAAAAAGTAATAAAATCTATTGATTTGAAAAATACTTTAAAAGAAGCAAGTTTGACATTTAATAAATCGAAAGATGATAATATTTATTATGAAGACATAACAAAACTTTGGATAGAAAATAATGAAGCATTTTTTTCATACATAATAGAAAAATATAATATTCCTTATACAAATATTGGCATATTATGGAACTTTATTTTAAATCATAAAATTAAAAATGTAAATCCAAGCGCTTATTTTTTACATGTTATAAGTAAAGAGTTTGAAAAATGCTTAGAGTTATAGCTGTTAACACAGGTACAAAATATTCTCAATGGTATGTTAATAATTTAAAACATATGATTGATACTTATTCTAATTTAAATTATAATAAATTTGAAGTTATTACTAAAGATGAATATGATGGTGTGTTTAACAAATTACAAATGTTCGATATGTTTAGAGATGGACAAAACATTTACTTTGATTTAGACGTTTGTATTTTAAAAGATTGTAATTTATTATTAAAAAGTGAATTTACACTATGCCATGCATGGTGGAGAGAGCATGAACACACGCCGTTAAATTCTTCTATAATATCTTGGAAAGGTGATCAATCTAAAATATTTAATTTTTTTAATAATGATCCGGAATATTACATGTTAAAATATTCAAGAGGTATCGATCAATTTATTTATGAAAATATAATATATGAAACATATAACTATTCATATGAAGTCAATTCAATTAAATATTTAAATGAAAACAAATTTAATAATTATAACGTAGTGTTATTTAATCAAAGCTATCATCTTATGCATCGACAGGGGTGGTGGTCTTCTTACTTTCTTCCGCTATAGCAACAGCAGCTTTAATCGCTTCTAATAAATTTTTCGATTTTCTTAACTTGCTTTTTAAGTTTCTGCTTTTTGATTTTTTAATAGAATCAAGTTCAAATAGTTCTAACTTAAATAAAAATAATCTTTCTTTATCTTCTTCTTCATTAAAATCTGCAAATATAGCATGCGCAATCATTTTATATAAATTACTTGACCCTTCACTTAAATCATAAATCAACCCTCGTTCTTTACCAATTTTTACCACATCATTTTCAAATGCTTCGTTTTGTGCTCGTATCTGTTTATAAGTTGATTCATGTAAAGTATCGATATCCATGTGAGTAAGTAAGTTTTCCCAACTTGGATCACCTTCTTTTGCTTCAATATATTCAACTCTTGTTTCTTTACCATCAGGAGTTGTCCAATAAGCTTCAACTATTGTCCTGTCATTATTAGAAAAATGTGCTGTTAAAAAATCATGTCCCGGAATAGCCATCGTTAACTCCTTGCTATCTTTAAAAAAAATGTATTTTGTGTTTGTGCAGTACCATTAGGAAACTCTTGAGCTCTATAATCATTTGCATTTACAAATCTTTGTTGATAATTACCACCACCATCAAGTCTCGTATCAACCATACCACTACCTCGATTATTTCCACTACCATTGATGCTATATGTCAATCTAGAACCACTTGTATTTACAGTGTGATGCCTCATTTCTGCAAGCAACATTGCGTCAAACGCTGCAGCTGTGTAAGTTTGTAAGTCATTGTCAGAATTGATTTGAAAAGGAACTGTTATTGATGGTGCTGTTCCTTGATTAGTTCTCATTAAATAATAATTTTGAATAGTAGTTGGTTGATCTAAAGTTTCGTTGATACCACCTGCTGTATAAGCTCCAGTGTTAGCTCTTGTATCGATAAAAACCGGTGTTGAAGATATAAGTGTGTGGTCTGATAGTGAAGTGGCTGTATGTATTCTAAACGTACCGTCTCTATCAGTGCCGTCAACAATTGAAGTCAATGCGCCGTCTATAAACGTATCAAACATATCTGTTGAGTTCATTGCTTGTATATTTGAGCCATCATAATACACCGGATATAATTTATTGTTAGTGTCTGTTGGAGCACTTAGTGACGCATTAACTTGGCTTATTCTATCAAATACTACTGTTACTGTAGTCGGTTCTGCAGTTTCTCCTTCAGTTGGAAACCTGTCTGCTCTAGTTGCCGCGGCACCAGCCTGCAACCTAGTATCTGACATTGAATCTAAAGTTCCACCATTTGAAACTTGTGATAACGTTACACTTGGATTACTGCCATAAACATATATACATCTATTTTGTATAGCAGTTATCATTGATGAAGACATCTCTCTTAGATCGTTTCCATCATTATATAATGGCCTTCTTGCTGCCATGGCTAACTACCCGGTGAACGTATTGTTTTTAAAGTGCTACCTGATGAATCTTTAATTAAAAGTGACACTGGACTACTAAATTTAGTGCTAGTTAACGTATTTATTGGTACAAAAAATCTACCTTGACTTGAATCAAATCCAATACCATTAGCACTATCTTTTTGAAAGTTTGACATAATACTTGTTTCTCCAGAGTCTGCTTTGATTAAAGCTAAAACTTCTGATGAGTCCATAGAATTTGCACTAATTAAAGATAATATAGTTGATGAATCAGTATTATTAGCTTTTACATTTATTGCGTTTATAGCTTGTACAATATCAGAATCAGCGCCTGTTGTGTTTAGTTGCGTTATATCACCAATGTGACTAGATATAGTATTTGTTTTAGTAACGAGTGTACTAATTGGATCTGTTAAATTAATTATTGTTTTAGCCATCTAACTTCTCTATTACTTTAGTTAACATACTTTTAATTTCACTAACTTCATTTTTTAAATTATTTAATTCTTGTTCTTTTTTTATTCTTTCAGCTTTTCTTTTTTTAGCTTGTTCTATTTCACTTCTATTTATATTGATAACAACATTTGTGTCTTTGTCTCTAACTAGATTTTCATGACCTTTTACTTTTAAATAGTTCATTAGACGCTCAATGCTATTATTCTTAAATCAGTGATTCTTGGAACAAATGCGCTGTTTGTACTTCTAAATACTATCTTAACTTGAAACTTTGTAAAAGCAGGTAACACACCGTTTTGACCACCAATTAAATATCTGTACTCTCTAAAAATACTTAGATTTTCATCAGTAGGTAAAGTAGTCTCTGGTTCTTGTAAAGTAAAAGACTTTTCAGTTATAACTTCATCAGCAGTACCTGTTCTAAAGTAAAGCTGAAAATCTGTACCGGTTGGTCTGTTTGCTGACAGTAAAACTTTAAGACCAACGGCATCTGTATCTAGAGTTACAATTCTTGTTAAGTGTTTTGCAGCTGAGCTACCTCCTGTAGCAGAAGTTTCATTTATAAAATTTATTGGTATGTTAAATCCAGTAGAGACAGCTGGATCTTGTTTATCTATTAAGTTATCGATAAGTGTAATAGAACTTCTTTGTAAGTCAATCATTGGCGAAACATTTGAATCATTAGTTGAAAGTAGCATTCTCATATCAAATGATTTAACACCAGAACCTAACTCTGCGGTTTCAGCACTATCGAATGCAATTAAATAAGGTTCTTTTGCTGCATTATTTTGATTTAATTTTATACCGTTAAAGCTAGTTGATTTTTGAAAAGATGTTTCACTTCCAGCATATGACTTACCAGTTGTAGTTTTTATACCGGCACCTAAGCTTGTTCCTCGAGGAACTATCGTAGCACTGTTTGGATATATTAAACTGAAAGGTATATTTTTTGTAGCAAGTACATTTGCACCACCGCCAATCGCATCAGAATCGGCAGCTGAATCTGCTTCGAATGTATATCCGGTAAAATCTACTTTTGTTATTAATCTTCTGCCGTTTATAGATGCTGCACTTATTCCACCAACACCAGTTGAATCCACTCCACTTACTTGAATCGCATTACCTACCTGTAAGCCAGAGTTTATATGTGCCATGGTTACAGTAGCATCACCCGAAGTTACTTTTACTGGATTTGAGATAAGTTTCTTTTGAGGTACAGAAGCATTATGTAAAATTGCTGTGGCACTAGTTTGTTTAAACTTTGCTTGATGTATTACAAAAGACAAGTCTTCATTCATAGATGGTAACCACGTAACACCGTTTTGTGAGTAAAAAAGATTACCTAGATCTGGTTGTTTTGCGGCTCTTCTTTCTGATGAACCAACTTGAAACTTGTCAATTTCAGCAACATAAATCTCATAATCTTTTGAGTCTGCAATAACTACAAGTGCATAATCTTCTGAACCTTTTAAAAAAACTGGTTCATCAAACTTAAATTCTGTTGCTGTTAAAGCTGGACCTACAGTGTCAACATTTACATCACTTCCTGCTTTACTTTTTATAGTTCCTGGAATTATTTTACTTGAAGAAGGAAATCCATTTACCATTGGTCTTAATTGAATTTGTACTGGTAAAGATGCATCTTTTGCCGCAAAGAATAAATCTACCTGTGTGCAGTATATTCCGTTTGGTTCATTAATAAAAAAGGATTGTGCTATTGGTTGTCTATTTACCTGATATCCTAGTGAAGTTACTGCCATTTTAGTTACCTTTTTTCATTGTTAATAATCGCCCTACTATCCTACCTATCGGCCTTAAAATAAATTTAGAGCTTACATCAAACAAACCTTGCGAAATGCTAAGCTTGTTTTTATTTCTTTTTGCTTTATAATAGTTTGTTAAAAATACTCCAGTATATTTATTACCAAGAATTTTAGCAATCTTAGGTCCATACCAATCATAAGCTTTCATAACGTATGGATCCATTTTTCTTAATTTTACGCCATATCTTTTTAGTGAATTAAAGTGATCTTTTGTTATAAATCCATTATTAAATGTTGCCGTACATATGTATGTGCCATTACTATTATCATTACCGTTTGTACCTGATCCATTATCTGAGTTGCCGCTATTAGATTGACCGTTGTCATTACCTCTCTGGCCGCCTCCACCACCTAGATAACTTGTATCTTCATAAACATTGTCAAAATCTCTACTATCAATAGTACTCGACCATGTACCAGGTCCAGTTTGGTTTGGAGCACCTGGAGTGATGTTAATTCCTTCACGATCTGGATCATCATCACCTGAGCTATGATTTTGGTACGTTGCATTGTCTCTTAACCTTACACCTTGTACACCTAACACTCTTGTTGATTCATACGTTCTATCAACTGTATCTAAGTAGCCAGACATTGAATAAACTGCTTTTCCTATAGATGTAGCAAAACTTTCTTTATCAGTGCTTATATCTAAAAGTTTAAACTGTCTTTCTCCTGTTCTAATTTTTATTGCATCATTAAATGGTACAATGAATGATCCAGCAACTGAGCCAGTTGCATCTGTTATTAACTCTGCATTACCGCTAGGGTGCGTGGTAGCATTTATTAAAGTATTTCCAAAATCTGAATCATAATCAGAATAAAACTGAAAGTTTTCTTTGTGAGTTAGTGCAGTTATATTATTTCCATCTAAGAATGCAAACATCTTTGTTGTTGGCCTTAAACCTTCTGCCTTAAAGAAAACTTTTCTTGGTCTTGCAAAAGGAAGTAATGCAGATTGAATAACTCTATCTTCAATAACTTCAAGAATTGTTTCGTCAGTTACTACTTTATTTACTACACCACTTACCTGTCCAGTTGTGCTACCTACTTTTAAATTTTCTAAAGGTATTCCACCCCAATTCCATGACCAGTTATTCCAGTTGTATGCTAGTTTAGTATCTAAACGTATGCCACCTGGTACAGTTTTTTCTGTTCTAATTTCTACAGCTCTCCACTCATCTGATGCGGGTGATAAAGTTAGTACTCCTTCGTAAATAACGACAGAAAAAGGGTTGATTTTTATTGATTTTGTCGCTAGATCTTGATTGATATACGGCGCTTCATCATAATCTATATAAATGTTATCACCTCTTCTTACTGTACCTAATGGTAAAGAAGTATCTGAGTCAAATATTAATCTAATGTTATCTTCAGTAAACGCTGGTCTTACGACATTTTCGATAGGATCAAGTGCAGCTCTATAATTTAAAGTACTTGTATCAGAAAACAATGCAGTGTTAAAATTATCTACAAAAAAACCAGACTTAGTTCTGTCATTACCTGCGGAATCAAGAACTTGAAAGTTTTTTGTATCGAGTTCAAGTGAATTTAAAGATGCAAATTCTTCTAACTTATCAACTCTTCTTTCGAGTTGAGCGATATCTTTCATGGTAAATCTTTTATGATCTATCTTTTTTACAATAACATCTGAGTCATTTAAAGTATTTGCGTTTAATTTAAAATCATAAAGTGCTAATGTTCCACTAGGCTTTATAGGAGTTGATGGATTAAATCCTGAAGTACCAATTTCAACTCTTATAATTCCGTCTTTATCTATTACTAGTTTACCAGCTTTAGGAACAAAATATGCTATATCTGCAGTTACAAGTTGTGTAGGTTGAGGTAGTTCAATATGTCTGCCACCGGTACTTTGATCAGTAAATTCACCTGCAGAATCCATAGTTGATCTAAAATCTAAAAAGTCATATAATCTTATTCTTCTACCATTTGAAAATCTAAACTTTGGTATTTGATCATAAGTAACCTGACCGGTATATGAATTTACTGCAAAGAAGTCTCCAGAAACACTGTGTTCAAAATGTCTATATTTCACAAAAACACCAGGTGTCGAAGCTGGAGCCGACTGTCCAGGTCTTAATAATAATCTTCCTAAGTCATAATGATTATCTCTTTGACCATCGTCTAATGTAAACCTGTTAGCAAAACTTACATTACTATCATCACCTTTTAAAATTTCTTGTACGTCAAATATATCAGCTCTTTGTAGCGGTACAAACTTTTGACCATTGCCATCTGAATCTATTCCTATAGTTATTGATCTTGTAGTTAAAACTTTATTTTTTATAGTTGCTTGACTTTTATTTACATATGCAAGGATCTCTAACGGCGTACTTGCCGGTAAATTAGATATGGTTACTGAAGTTCCAGCTGGAGGAATTGAAAAACTTGCACCAACAAAGATGTCACTGTCTGTGCCAACTATCCAATCATCTGCATTTGTAAATTTTTCACCCGGTGCAGACAGTGAAAGTGAAGCCTGTCCTGATGGGTTTGAAGTAATTGGAAATCTTCGTTGAGCTGCATATGATATATCTGTAACTGATTGTGGTCTTTCTCTAGGTAATTGAAAAAGTGACCTGTTTTTTTCTGTTTCTTTAAGAACAGCCTTACCATTTTCAAGAGTAGGTCTAAAATAACTTGAAGTACTTGTTCCTATACTTTTAACATTTCGAAACGCATTACCGCTATTTAATTTAACATCAAAAAGATGAAATCTTAAATTATTTCCATCTTCATTTATTGCTTTTACTCTGGCCGTACCTATTGTACTACCTAGATAATCAACGCTATCTCTTAAATCTAATTTTTCAAAAGTATTTATGTCTGGCAAGCCAAATGTCGCTGAATCGCCAAACGTACTATTATCAACAAGAACATAATTACCAAAGTCTGTGCTTGTAGCATCATTTTCTATAGTAATAGTATCAGTTGCTTTTTGTAATCTTAAAGTAGTAGGAAAGTCACGTGACGCTCTAAACCCTTCTACTACTGCGGTTCCAGCACTAATTTCTAAATTAAGATGTGTGTCAGCAGAATCAAGGTTAAATTTCATTTTAAAAGGTTTGACTATATAATCACCAGAATTTTCAAATATTCTTTTTGCTACAACCTTATTTGGTATGTTATATGAGTCATTATGACTTACAGCACTATATACAACGCCTTCTTTTACAGTTGCAACGTGTACAAAATTTTCATCAGAGTTAATTTCACTTTCTTCGGCGATAGTAAGATTAATTTTATATCTATCAGCTCCAGGCGCAGTTAAGTTAGGTGTCGCACCCTGATTATCAAATAATGTTGTATCATCCACTGCTGTAACTACAGATTCTATAACTTTAAAACCTACATTTGTATTTACAGAATCACTATACTTTGATATTATTTTTGATTGATCTTGAGTGAATACAAAGTGACCTCTTGCATAATAAATACCTGATAAAAGAGTTATAAGAATACCTACACCTACCGCTGGATTAGAATCCGTGTTTGTAGTTTGTACTGTCAAAACCTCAGAGCCACCTGTTATATTTTCACCAGGTGTCACTCTTACTGCTGTGGTTCCTGAAAGTCCAGTTGGTGCACTTAAATATTGAACATATAGAGTTGCAGGATCTGAACCAGTAGCTGCTACTACTTGTAAAACTTTAAAACTGACAGCAGATGTACTACCACTAAAAGTAATACCAATTAATGTAGAAGTATCTGTAGGTAAAGCATTAGTTGTAGTATCTAACTTAATAAATTCATACTTTTGATTTATACTTGCACCACCAGGTTTGACAACTGCACCTTCTTTAAATACATTATTACCAAACCTTGTTATTTGATTTTGTAAAATAGTTTGAAGTTGTGTTAGTTCTCTAGCTTGAACAGCTCTACCTGAGTTAAAAAGTATTTTATGAAAATTTGCACTATCTGCAAAATCATCTTTAAAACTTGTGTTAAATGTAGTATTTGTAAGTGTTGTCGCCATTTTTAATCCTTAAAGTGTAATTACAACCTTTATATCTTCTGTTTGATTAGCTGCTCTTGTTACTGGTGCTCTATTTTCTATATATACAATCTCTCCAGAAAGTTTTTCAACGTCATCTCTAGTAAATGCATCGCTATCAGCATCTACGCCAGCTGCAACTAGAGTGCCAGATTGACCACCACCAGTTATAGCTTCACCTTCTTGAAAAGGTTTAAAACCAGTTTCTTCAGATTGATGAAAGTATAGCTTGTCATTTTCTACTTCATCAACAAAAGCTTTTGCACCACTAGTTCCCCCAGTTATTGTTGCATCTAAAAATCCGGCATTAGCTGCGGCTTGTAATTTTAGAAATTTTAAAACTTTACCACTTGATGTAGTAAAAGGTGGACCATCGGCTGCACTATCTGATGAATGCAAAGGATTTCTTATAAGAGTAACTTGTCTAAAATCTTGTCCTACAATAAAATTACTATCTTCTATTCCATTTGGTTTTGTGTTAAACATTAATGAGGTTGCTTTTAATTCGTCACGAACATCAGCACCTAATCCAGCATCAGGACCAATTATAGCACGTGCAGTTGCTTGTATGCCGCCTGCACTGTCAGGTGCGCTAATCGAAACACTTGCAAAATTAAATCCTTGTCCCATAGCCATTGTGCTATCTGTGCTTGAATCCATTTCAATCTTGGTTATATTACCTCCAGAAATAGATCCAGTTGCACTTGCTCTTACACCATCACCATCAATCGTTATAGTTGGCGTACTTGTATAACCTGTACCTGCATTTGTTACTTTTATTCCAAGTATTTGACCATGCACGGCAGCATTTTGTACTTGATCTTGTAAAATTTCAAATCCTGCTAAAGGCCTACCAAGTTCTGATGAATCAAGTATTTTTTCGACTGGCACGAAGTTTGATGATAAAAACTTACTTGATCTAGTAGCACTTAAAGAAAATAAATATTTCCAAACATAACCATCAGCAGTTTTTATCGGTTTAGTACCTGTACCTGTAGGTTTTACAGTTGAAGCGTTTACAACTCCTGCAGCTGTCTTACTCTGCTGTAAACAAATATAAACTTGATTGTCTTCTGTTAGTACATAGTAACTATTTGTAGCTGGTATGCTAGCAAAATCATCATCATAAGCATTATAAAAAGCTCCAGATGACCAGTTATATCGTGGTATAACATAACTTACGTCACTTGCTGATTTGATTGACTGTAATCCTGCTCTTACATTTCTTATAGTACGTGGTGTATCTGTTGGCGTAGTCACAGTTTCTGCACTATCATATGGTTCTGATTTTCCGATTCCAATATAATATCTTGCAGAGTCAAGTCTTGATTCATCAAAAATTGTTTGCGTTAATTGTTTTTTAAATGTATCTGTAATTATTGCTGGCATATTCTATTCCTTATGATACCGCTGATGTACTTTGGTTGCCGACTAAAAACCAGTTTGATCCGTCCCATATACAACTAGCACCTTGATTCTGTGTTAAAACAAATTTAGTACCTGCTGAAAAGTTTGTTGGTGTTACATGCATTGCACCTGCACCTTTGTTTGTAAAAATTTTGTATTCACCTACTGTTGTACCATCAGCCAATGAAACATCTAGTTGTGAACCTTTATTACCTATGATTAAAGTTGCAGATGTACTTGCTGCACCATTTGCAGTTAAAGTAGAAGAACTAAAAGCTGCTTTATTTAACTCAACAGAACCTGTACCTTTTGGTGTCATTATTATATTAAGGTTTGCACCACCGCCTGTGGCTGATAATGTAGGTCCAGTCGTTGACGCACCATTTGCTATTGTTAATTCGTTCACTGCACTACCAGTTGCAGTTACTTTTATAAGTTCGTTTCCGTTTACATCATTTAAAGATGTTCCAATCTTTGCAGTATTTAATGTTGGTGATGTTAGTGTTTTATTAGTAAATGTTTGAGTACCACCTATAGTTGCTAAAGTGCCACCACCAGTCGGTACTGTCATTGTACCACTGTTTGATATAGAAGCAATAATTGGTGTAGTTAAAGTTTTATTTGTTAGAGTATCGGTAGAATTCCTTAAAACTATAGTGCCTGTGGCATTAGGTATAGTAACAGTTCTATCTGCAGTAGGCTGATCAACTATTAGTTTTGTTTCATGAGAATCAGCAGATGTGCCTTCATATATTATAGTACCTACTCCACCTGAATCTTTTATTATTACTTGAGTAGTTAAATTAGAACTGTCACCACCAAGTTGTGTATATATTTCCTGAAAGTTTTGATTTATTTTTGTACCAGCAGAACGTAAGGTATCACCTGTACCATCGTTTGCTGCTGAACCTATATTAATGTTTTGTCTTGTCATTTTTTAATCCTAATAAGTCTATTTATACTAGAAAGATGAATCACTTAAATATCTTGTGAACATATCATTATCCATTGTTTCAGTTGCTAATGAGAAGTCTGGTGTTGCTGTTCCAGCACTATCTCTAATATTACTATCATCAAAAGTAAATGAGTTCACTCCAATCAACTCATCGATGCTTGAATAAAACTTTTCTAATTCTACTGTAGTTAAATTTTGATATACATTAACTAATTGATTTAATCCTATTCTAACATCTGTGCCATTCGAATCTATTAATAATGTTTCTTGTACAAATGGAATAGTTAAAGGAACTGAAGCTTCCGAAATTAATGACGGACCGGATAACACTGCTGAATCACTAAAAATTATTGAGTGATTAGAAGAATCACCAATTAAACTTAGTGTAGCTTCAGTATCTGATACAACCTGTCCTTCAAAATAAAAACCTGCAGGGTGTATGAACTTTTTATATAATTCGTTCCACTTACTTACATCAATAGGTGTTTTTAACTGTAAACCAAATGTTTGAAACAACGCATTGTTTTGTATAAATTTTAAAGATTCAGTTCCTATCGTACTTGCTGAATCACCAATATTAAATACAGATTCTTTGCCATAAACTACTTCTGCTTTGTTTTGAAAAAATAATCTAAAAAATTCTTCGGCAGAAAATCTTGAACCTTTCAATCTTAAAAATTGTGCGAGTCTTCGAAGTGCGAATCTTGTGTCAGTAAAGTTACCACCAGTTTCTAAGTTTGCTGCTAACTCAACAACGTAATTATTAAGTAACTCATTAGGCATTTCGCCTATATCTTTTGTTGCAAATATTTGTTTTAAATCGTCGCCGAACGAATGATTAGCATCAGCAGAATCTAAGAAGTCATAATATTTTTCTAAGAACGTTACTAAAGTTGGAAACTCGCTCGTAAAATATTCAGGTAATGTTTCACGTACCTTCCTTACCTGAAAGTTTTTTAACCTTCTTTTACTTTGAAAGTCTATTGCCATTATAAAGTTACCTGTGTATTTTGAAAATCAAGAACAGCAAGTGAATTTGATAAGCTTGTATCAATATCAAGAATAAAATTTCTAAGAGGTCTTACTGTATTTTGATTTGCTGGTGTAATATTAAAACTTAGTTCATTACCTTCAAATCCTGTAGGTTTAAATCCTACTAGAGAAATAGTACCACTGTTTTGATCATATGATCCTATGTTATCCACTTCTACTGTTCCGTCAACTGATATTATTTGTAATTTATTTGAACTTAATAAGTTTCTAATAAAACAAGTTTTATTGTTAAAAGTAAAGTTAGTACTTCTTACTATATAATCAGTTGCATTAGGTGAGGCTATTATAACTGGAAATGTTAAACTATAAGCTAATGATACGTTTAAAGTTGGAACAATTGCCTGTCTTAGTCTTACTTCCATTTTTGAGTTTAATATTGCAGGATCTAATGCATCAACTAAAGTTAATATGTTTGATCTTCTAAAAACTTTATTGAATTTTTTTAGATTAGTATCAAAAAAGTTATTAATAAGGTTTTGAACCTGTGATTGAATTGCTTGTGGTGTTGAACTTGTTAAATCAGGATCTAAGTTGAAAGTAGTTGTAAGGACCATGTTAGTAGTTATTGGATCAACAAAATCCGTATCTATTGACATTATTGCTAGATTGTCTGTTAATTCATTTTTAATACGATCTTTAACGTCTTGTTGACTATCTAAAGTAATATTATCTTTAAATTTAAGACCAATAAAAACTTTTCCGTATATTCTTGGAATGTTATCATTACCACCAAATGAAGTAACATCATCTAAAAATGCACCAAACTTTGTTTGTATCAACGCTTTGTAGTCTTCAGCAGTTACTAATCTTCTTTGAGATGAGAAAGCTATAGGTGCATTTTGTCTGATTGATTCTATACTTTCTTTAAATGCGCCACCTGCAGATGCAGCTTCTGTAATTACAGTAATATTATATTGTACACCATTGACATTAACTATACTATCAGTTGTAAAAGTTGTAGCGCCATTAGCTGCTGTTCCTGCAGTTGATAAATAATCGATTTCTATTTTATTACCTGCCACAGGTGCTTTACCAGTAGAAGTACCATCGCCAAATATGATTTCATAAAAGCCATTTGGTACTTCTTTTATTTGAAAAAAAGTTGAATCGTCTGTTATTCTTATTGCATCAGTAATATTAGTATAAGTATCAAAAGTACTTGATCCACTTGTTGGAAATACCTTTACTCTTATAGTACTAATATCCATAGTAGAATCAGGTATAACGTAAATTTGTGTATCACTTGTATCACCAACAAAAAATGTTTTTAATTTTTCAGTACCTTCAAATACTGGTATTGAAGTGCCATCATCTTTATTTAAAAATTGATATGCGCCATTACCATCATCTGTTCCAATAAAATTTTCTCTTGTTCTAAAAGAATATGTAACGTCATCAACTGATGCAGTAAAAGTAGTTCCTCTCGGAAGTTGAATCGTAGTTGGTCTATTACCACCAGTTACAAGAACAGAAAGATTTAAACCAGCTTGTGAAGAAGTAAATGAACGAGGTACGTATCCTAAACCTTCTGCAAGTGCAACTACAGAACTTCTTAATTGTGCTGTTTTTATAAATGATTCATTTAAAGCAAAGTTTGCTGTTAGTCCATTAAAATGTGTATTATAAGCTAAAACGTCTAATATATTACTAAGGCCTGATGCTTCAAAATCATAATCTTGAAATTCAGTTTGTTGTTTTAAAAAATCTTTTAATCGATTTTTTATTGTATCAAAATCTAGTTGTGTTGATCTTATTGTTGTTGACATTATCTTAACCTCGTGAGATTTAATTCTGTTGTTACAGTTTCATTAGTATTGACAACTTTAAAAGTAACAGTAACTTTAACCTCATGCGAATCATCACGTAATAATGTGGCAACATTTAAAACGTTAGCTCTTGGTTCAAATATTCCAATCGTTTGTATTATTCTTTCTTTTACTTCTTCGTCGTTGAAGTTTGTAGTTAAATTAAATAATAGAGAGTTTAAGTTACCACCATAACGAGGCAAAAATGGTTTTTCAGCAAAGTTTGTCAACAATATATTTTTAACAGCTTGTTTTACGGCTGCAGCGTGCTCTTTTTTAAATATGTCACCAGATGGTCTTTTAGCAAAAGATAAATCTATATCTCTCGAAAACTTAGTTTTCGAAGTTATAACTTGTTGAGAACCTATATTCCCATCTTCTACTGCAAAAGCTCTTGTTGGCATATTTTTCCTTTTTACTATTTATACAAGTTCTAACAATTCTTTATAAAGAGAATTGAGGCAATTCTTCATCTGTTCTAAGTACTTCTACTAATTCATTTGTTGCTTGAGTAATATTATTATATCTCGTTTCAAATTCATTTTTATAAGTTACTTGATATGGTGGTATTATTTCTGGCATTGTTATTATTATTTGTACATTTAACGAATCATCTGGATTAAAGTTATCATAATCTAAAAACATTTTTTCATAATTTAAATTATCTTTAAAGTAAACTGCTAAATCAAAAGTTTTTTCAACAGCCATGTTTCCTTTATTATCAATTAATTCATACACCACTGTTCTTCCTCTTGACATTAAAAAGTTTATGCCATCACTCACATCTAAGTCTTCGCCAGATTCAGGTCTATATAATCCTTCAACAGGCACTAATCTAAAATTTTTAAATTGTGTTGGAGCATCAGATGAATTAATTAATTGTAAAACCCCTGTATGTAACATATATTGTTTCGCTAATCTTAATCTTTCTTCATCTTCAAGTATATGAGTCAAAGTTACAGGATCACCATGAGGAGCTACAAATTTAGCCATAGTTATACCAGGTGCAAGTTTTGTTCTCATTGTTATAGGTAATCCTGCTGCAACTTGATTTACTGGATTAAAAGTTGGTGCTACATAGTAATCAGTTTTAACGTTTGTTATTTTATCCGACTTATATAATTTTGCTGGATTTCTTGATCTGCCAAGTGGAACACTGCCTCTGACTGCTATCTTATCTTTACCAACTGTTCTACCAGTAGCAGCTGGTGTCATTCTTGAAACATGTGGAGATAATACTCCATCAGTTATACATGCACCAATAAATGTTTCATTTCTTGCATTATTAGGATCTCTTAATTTTGATCTTACCTGCATAGTATTTAAATCTGTAGTTGATACACCGCCATAATGTTCTAATCTGTTTAACTTGTTAAATAATGCTCTGTCTTCATCAATCGATAATCTTTTAATTGCAACTGTAGAATTTTCAAGTGCACTATTCATTAATGTTTTAGTAGGTTGTTGAGTATTTTTATTCGTTGCTGTTGTATCAGTTGCGCTATGACCACCAGTACCTGCACCTGATCCTATTGCACCTGCAACCGCAGCTTTTGCAGATTGATTGGCATCAATTGCTTGAGTGGCAGTACCAACTAAATCTCCTCTAAAAGTTGTTGAAGTCATCTCGGTTGAATTAATTCTAGGAATATGAGCCGTCTTACCATACATTACAATTTCTTCACCACCTATTGTTCCACTATCACCAGATACTGCTAAAGAAGAGGCTGCTAAGTTAATACTCTTAGAAGTAAAAGTAACTTCTTTCTCTGCTGTCATGAATAACGTTCCACCTGTATTATTATTCTGGTCTTCGCCTACAAATAAACTTTTTGATTTTTTAATAATATCATTATTATTACCGTGTACAAAATTCATTTTATCGCCACCTACAGTTTGCGATGTACCACCAAGTATTTGTTCTTCTTTGCTACCACCTATATCAAGGATATATCCTCTCTTAACTGTTTGTTCGACATCACCTTCACATTTAACATTAAAGTCTCCACCAACCTCAATATCGAAATCACCAGAAACTTTTAATTTTAAATTACCACAATAAACTAATTCACCATCGCCATCTACAATTACTTTTTCATCTCTTGCTGTTACTCTTACTGTATTGTTTGTAGAACCATAAACAACTGTACCATCTGCACGCATTTCAACGCCTGAGCCAGTCCTATGACGTATCATTATTCTTTCACCATCAGGCGTATCATCTACTTCAATAACATGGCCTGATGCTGTTTCTTTTACTTCACTGTTTGGATATATGCTTGTCGGTTCTTTTTTTAATCCTAAATCTACTCCAGGGCACGAACCACTTACTTCAACATTTTTTCTTAATGTTCCTCTTGCAATGTTATTAACAGATGAAGCTTCTTCATATTCAACTTTAGGAAATATTCCTAAAGGATCACTTTTTCCATTATCTCTTTGTTTAAGAGAGTTTGAAGCAGCTGTAGATAAAGTTTTTAACTCTTCTCTATTTGTCATTTAAATAATCCTTGTCTTATTTTTTTAGCAAGATCTGTGCTATTTGCTTTCAAATTAGATAGAAAATTATTTACCTGTCCACTATTTGTGTCGAAGTCTTTAATTCCAGTTTTTACACCTAAATCTGAAAAGCCTTTACTTGCGGCACCAAATGATTTATTTGCAGCATTTTGTATATCGTTATCTATATTTGATTTATTAGCTTCTAAATCATTCATCACATCTTTAAATTTTGCAATACCGGCATCTATTTCTTCTTGAATTTCTTCACCAGTTTTAGGATCTGTTCTTTCAAATTTTTTAGTAATTCTTGAAGGATTAGTATTATTAATTTTAGTTTCTATCTCAGTAACAACCTTTTTTGGTATTAAATTTTTAGGTGGTTGAATTATTGCAAGTACTTTTCTATCTATAGTAGAATTTTCTTCATCTGATGGATCTTCAATTACTTGAAAATCAATATCAAACTTTTCTCTAACGGCGCCTACATCAAAACCTGGTCCTGTTGACTGTTCCAATATTTCACTATCAGCATAAACATTTATTCCTGGAGTTATTTTTAATATCTTTCTGATAAAAAGTTCAAATGATTTATGTTGTTCAAAATTAACTGGATTATTTGGACCAGCAACAAACATAAACTCTAACCCTGTGTTTGCGTATTGATCACGTTCTGGATGTCTAACTTCATTAACAGGACGTCCTCTTTCAATTCTTCCGTCTGTTAAACACAAATAATGTGATTGAATACCAAACTTTGCAGATTGAAATTTCAATGTAAGCTCTGCTAATTCTCTTGCTTTTACTGGTGTTTCACCAGCAGCAATATTTCTTCGTATTAATTCTTCTTTATCTTCTATTAGCTTCTGCTCATGCAGTTTTTTGGCATTCATTTTATCGGGCGGTCCATATCTATCATCACCTAAATATCCTACTGTTAAAACACTTATTGCATCATCTCTTAAAGAGTTAAGTCTTGGACTATTTGCTAATTCATCAAACAATTCGTCATCTGTATCTATGAACTTAAATTCGTGTTTTGTACTATTTGCTCCATCAAAAGTTGAAGGTGAACCGGTAACAATTTCAGCAGCTTTTGGTTTGATTGTGGACGAAGTAAGTGATCCTTTTGGAAAAAATTTACCAACGTTTGTATCAAGTGATACTCTTCCAGTTACTTCATCTACTCCTTCAACAAGTTTTGGAACAATTTTACCTTTAGGTAGTTTAACACCTTCAACAATACCAGGTATGCTTTGAGTAATACTAGGCAATCTTCCACTAAATATTCCTTTTAACTTTGCTAAACCATTTGCAAGGGCATTTGCACCTGAACGACTTGCACCTGGTATCAATCCATTTATATCAGTACTGAATCCTGCAAAGTTAAACTCAGGAGATTTATCTTTAATTTCTTGTCTTACACTTTTAACAATATTACTTGACGGTGTTTTTCCTTGAGACTTATCTGATATTGCTTCTCTTGCAGTAGTTAAAACTTTTGAAGTTATAGTTGAAGGTAAAACTTTTTCAGTTTCTTTTTTTATTTTTGTTTCTGACATTGTCGTGTGTTTCTTAAGCACATTAAAAAATGAACCAGTACTTGCCATGGCAAAAACTGATTTATTTAAATTACCACTTGATTTCATATTTGTTTTTTGGAATAAACTTGACAATTCATTTTTAAGTGAATCTACTTTATCAGCAGAACCGTCACCAGCACCCGGTAATAATTGCGCTACTGTAGGCCTGTTTCTAAAATCTAAAGTAGGTTTAGCACCACTTTGTAAACTTTGCAATCCGTTTTTTACTTCACCAGAATTATTCATCGAACTCATATTTGAAATAATATTTTTCATCTTTTCACTTTCGGCAGCTCCTTTTAAATCACTACCTATTCCACCTAACATTACGTTTCTAAATTGTATCATTTCAGGCGTTGCTGTTTGTTGAAACTCTTCTTCGCTTATTTCTCTTATAAAATCAACAGCTATAAATTCTTGTCTACCTGTTTGTAGTCTTATTGAAGTACCGTTAAATACAAACTTTGATGGATCGTTAAAAATGTTTTGTGATATAGCACCGGGATCATCAGCATCTTTACGTGTTCTTTTTACTCTAAGACCAGTAAGCTGTGTAACTTTTATGTTTGGTGAAAATACAAATGTTATGCCGTCAAATGTACTTCCAGCGCCATCGTTTCTATCTTTTCTTTTAATTTGTATTGAGCCACTACTCATTCTTCTGCCTCTTGAAATGAACCTATACCTAATTTATTAAATGTTTCTTGTGCAAATGCGATTCTTGTTTTTGTGTGTGCAAGAGCTTTATTTGGCCTTTCATACTTATCCTGAAAAACTATTGTAGCCTCTTCAACGGTTTCAGTATTTCTTAATTGTCCTAAGCCAAGAAAAGATTCTGTTTCTAATTCAAACTTTACAAATCTTAATTGTGCTTCCATTGTATTATAATTTAATCCGATTCTTGAAGAATATTGTACAAGTTTTTTAAATCTTTCACCTGCTGCTTTGGCTGGATTCCATTGTGCTATACCGAATGAATTTTCATCTTTAAATCCAGACCTTGCTAAAGGATTTATGTCACCGCCATTTGAAGTAGCACCAGATTCTACACAAAAATTACCTATCATACCACATGCCTGTTGAGGAGTAAAGAAACCTCCTATTGGTGAAACAAAAAAATTAAAAGCTTTTTCTATGTTTGTATTACCATCTAATTTTAAATTTATATCAGCTGTTGGTTGACTTACATCATTTCTTAAAGTTTCAATCTTAGGTATCGAACCAAGCACTAAAGGTAATTGAGAATCTTTACCATCTAAAAAAATACCGAAAACCTGTGCTCTATTTTTAAGTCTTGAGTTTCCACCTAGACCGGAACTGCCATCTTCTGTTACAGGAATATTTACTTGAGCCCAAGGTAAGTCTTCATCGGGTATATCAACAGTACTTTCACTGTGTACGCCATGAATTCTTACTCTAACTCTATCTAATTTTAAAGGGTCATTGTTGCTTACAACTACTCCAATAAACCATCTAATAGAATCTCCATAATAAGCTTGCATTATATTTTTGTCTCCTGGCCTAAGCTAGCTATTTTACCTAACAATAAAGTTGTTTCTGCTTTCTCATTAAAAAAATGATGAGTAGCACCCATTATAATATAATCACCGGATTTTTTAGTATCAAAAACTGGTCTATTATCGTCAACACTTGAATTAGTATCTAAAAATGCAACTCTAATTGCTTTACCTAACGTATAGTTATTATCACCTGTTAAAAATTCTCTTGCTTTAACTGATATAGAAAGCGGAGACTTTGCTAAAAAATTTTTAAGAGCAGACATTTTAATTTTTTTGTTTTCGTTACCTTTCACTGTTTCATCATTATAACTTCTAAATACTGTAGTTAAATTATTATAAGCACCAGAAGAACTTATAGAAGAAATAACTTTAGAATCATAAGTGCTTATATTTTTATCTTTTACTTTAAATTCATTTGAAAATGCATATCTTTTATTATCACCGCCTAGTAAATTTTTTGATATTACTTCTTGAAATAAATTTTCTACATTAAAATGAATTGATTCGCTTATTCCACTTAACGTATCATAAAAAACATTTTTAGAACCAACATTGCCATTTTCTATTAATCTAATTAAGTTTTCTGATGATTCATAAGCGTAACTATCTATTGTATAGTACTTGAGAATTGATTCACTAATATTTGCGCTTGGTGCATAAATGTAAGGCGTTTCGAGATTTTGTACAGTTTGTGATAGCATTGTATCTAAATCTCTTACTACTATGTTATCAACTCCTAGAGGTGAATACACAAAGAATGGAAAACCAGAATCTGTTGTACATCTTTTTTTAAGCCACATGACAGCTTCTATTGGATGCATGTTTGGAATAATTACTTTCATATCCTTTATTGAATCAATGCCATCAATAAGAACTTTTTTATCTAAGTTCGTATCTATTATTTTTTTAATTATACTTGTTGGTGAACCAGTGAAAGATTTATTGATATTAAGCACTGTTGATTCAAACATATGATATTCTGTGCAGTGTATTACGACATTTTCTCTTCTTTCTTCAATTTTCTCGGTTTTTACTATCTTATCAATAACGAAATCTTTTCTTATCTCATTACCAGTATTAGCTTCTTCTGTTTCTACAAGAACTATTGAAAGTTTTTCACCGCCTTGAAAGTCCATATCTTGAACTATATTTTCTTCATCAGCAAAAGAAAACGTTGCAGTAAGATATGGTTTTTCAATATGTTCATAAATTTTCATCATATTTACAACTCTGGCAATATCAATACCGGTCGTTACTCTATCAGAAGTGATAACGGCTTCGGTTAAATGATATTCAGTTGCTTTTTCAATAGACTGGTTTGCAGTCATCTTAGCCCCTTACAGCTTGTTTAAAACTAGAGGATAGTGTGTTGATTAGTTCTGGGCGAACTACAGTTATTTGTCTTAAGCTTTCATTAACAGCAAAGTATACATCTTCATGAGTTTTTTCAGTTAATAAACCACCAGGTCCTACAGTAAAATCTATGTCAACTATTTTATTATTTCCATCTACATAATGACTTGCTGATTGAAACTCTTTAGTGCTTGAAACAACAATCATTGATTCAACATCGCCTGATGAGTTAGTTGAACTTATCGTTTCACCTGCTTGTCTGAAGTTTACTATCCCTTCAATAATTAATTGTCCTAAATCAATATTTCTTCTTATAATTTTACCACTTGCACCAGATGAGTTTCCTGTTACAGTTTGACCAACTTTAAATTTTGAAACAAGTGCGCTGTCTCTTGTTGTTAGTGTAGTATTTGGAAAAGCTTTCTTTATATATTCTTCAAACTCATGTCGTATTAATGGCCAACCCTGTTCTCTTATATCGTCATTTAGAAGATAAAAAGTCCAGTAATGTAATGGAGTATCATATAAAATTTGTGATACTTGATCGGGTCTAAATCCTTCTTGTATTGTAAATGTATTTAAAAAAGTTACTTCACTTTTTATTTGGTCTATTACTTCTGCATATACTGAAATATTTTGAAAAATAGTTTCATCGACTTCATCACCAAACTTATATCCAACATCTGGAAAATCGTTAAAATACAACATTAGAAACCTGCCTCTATATCTGCTCTATCAAGTGTTTGATTCTCAACAAAGCTTAAAGTTAAATCAATTTCATTTGGTTTACCATCAACTTTAAAGCCACCACCAGTTGGATTAATCGTGTGACTCATATTTCTAAGGTAACATTCTTTATATCTAGGTAAGTTTTGATTTTCTATTCCTTTAAAATTAAATCTTATCTTAAAGGCGTTTGGAAAATTAAAACCAAGCTTTGCATCAACATTTAACTTACCTACTGGAACATCAAAAGCTTTTGGATATAATTCTCTTCTAAAAAATTTTATAATGTCTTGAATAACTCTACCTTCTTGTGGAGAAGTAGCTATCAATTTAAAAGTAAAAGTAAACTCTCTTACATTTACTCCTTGAAATATTGTTCTTATGTTTGGATTAACAGTCATCTTTGTTATATTACTTACAGCAGGTAAACTTCCGGAAGCAAATCTGTTTGCTCCTCTTACCGCAGCAAATCTTGCTAACTCAGTTCCCATCGGTCCTACATTAAAATCTTTATCTAGTACTGCCTTTGTTGCGCTTTTTACATCATCAAACACCGCTTGTGTTGCAGCACTTAAACCACCAGACCCTTGCATTATAGCCTGTTCAGCTGCAGCACCAGTTACACCAATACCTAAAGTTTGATAATTAACACCATCAACAAACGTTTGTGATATAGGAAAAAACATTTGTACTGTTCTTTCACCAAGCTTTGGAAAAAAACCAATAGGTGAAATAGTATTGTCTACTTTTTTTAATTCAGAATTTTCTGCCTTACTATCTTTTTTTTGTTTTACAAACGTTTGAGTAACTGCGGCATCAGAAGGTTGAAAATTGAGATTACCAAATCCTGTGTTAACACCATCAAGTTCTTCTGTTGTAGCCAAGTTTCTTCTTGCAAACTCGTTTTCACCTTCAAAGTCGCTAAACTGTGGATCAAGTTCTTTTTGAGATGCAATATTATCTTCAGCTTGTTTTAAATGAGATTTTTGTGATTTACCAGGTTTTGCTGATCTAAATTCCATAATTTGAAATGATACGCTTGCAGTGTAAGCAGGGTTACCTTCAATGTCTAATGGATAATTAAGTGAATCCCCGCCATCACCAGAAAATATTGATTTTATAAGTGATAATCCTCTTTCTGCCAAATCTTGAAGTTGCGGTGCAGCATTTTCTAAGTTTTTAAATACGCTTCCTGATTGCCCTGCGATCTTTTCACCAAGTGGACCGGCTTTATCGAATATTGACATTATAATTCCTTATACATATATTAAAGTATTATTGTTTTATTTATATGGTTTATTCAGGTCGTTACATAGTTAAAAACAAAACAAAGTATAAAGGTGACTTTAATAACGTTATTTATAGGTCGCTTTGGGAACGTTCTGTGTTTGGTTGGTGTGATAATAACCCTTTAGTTAAATATTGGAGTTCAGAAGAAGTTGTCATTCCATATTACTATGAAGTCGACAAAAAATACCACAGATACTATGTAGATGTAAAAATAATATACGAAGATAAAACACTATTAGTAGAAATTAAACCAGAAAAAGAAACTATGCCACCTACAGGCCAAAAAAGAACTAAACAATACATTGCAGAAGGTTTAAATTATATTAAGAATATGAATAAGTGGGAAGCAGCAAATGAATATGCCAAAGATAGAGGCTGGGAGTTTCAAGTATGGACAGAAAAAACATTACAAGAAATGAAACTTTTATCAAAACCAGTACCGGGTAAATTAAAAAAGTATACACCATTAAAGCCATTTCGTAGAAGAAAACGTAAGAAAAAGTTATAAATAGAAACATGAGTAATTTATTTCAAAAACTTGAACTTGAAGCTTTTCGAAAAGGTATCACACCTAGAACGAGAGAATCAAGAGAATGGTTTCGTAAAAAAGTACAACAGTTAACACGAGTTAATCGTTCACAACTTATTAGAAATCCAGAAGTAAAAGAAACAAATACACAAAGATATGGTTCAATGATAATGTTTACTTATGATCCAAAATTAAAAGATAAGTTACCTTACTATGATACGTTTCCGTTAGTAATACCAGTTGAACCAGCAAAAGGTGGTTTTAGAGGATTAAACCTGCATTATTTACCGCCAGTATTAAGAGCAAAATTTTTAGATAGTTTATTAGAAACAACAAACAATGATAAGTATGATGAAAGCACGCGATTTAGATTAACATATAATTTACTTAAAGGCGCAGCAAGATATAGATATTTTAGACCTTGTATAAAACATTATCTATTAGAACATGTGAAATCAAGATTTGCTGAAGTTGCTTCACCAGAATGGGAGATTGCAACATTCTTACCGATAGCAAGATGGCAAAAACAAAGCGCTAATAGAGTATATTCTGAATCAAGAAGGATAGCTAATGGCTAGTAGTGTAGATGAATTAAAAGCACTGGCAAATACCAAGTTAGGTTTTGCAAGACCAAATCGTTTTTTAGTAACTTTTCCAACTAGTTTTGGAGGAAGTGGTGGAATACTTGGCAGTGTATTAGGGTTACTAAACATAGGTGGAGGCGGAGCTTCCGGAAGAGAATTAAATATATTATGTTCTAATACTACATTACCGGCAAAAGTAACTTTGACAAATGAAAGAAGAATTGGTATGGAGTTTCAAAAAGTTGCTTATGGTTATGCTGTTGATGATATTAGTATGACATTTTATTTAATGAACGATTATGGTGTAAAAGAATATTTTGATGCTTGGAGAAACACCGCAATACCAGAAGAAGGTGGTAATGCATTTACAAGTAATTATAAAAGTACTTATGCTAAGAGTATAACCGTGCATCAATTAAGACAACCATTAAAAGGTTTTAGTAGACAAGTTGGTCCGATTAGATTTGGATTGGGAATTGGAGGAGGAAGTGTATATTCAGTCGAGTTACTCGAAGCATTTCCTGTCGCTACAAGTGCGATTGAATTGAATAATGAACTGGACGGTTTAGTACAACTGACAGTTACTTTTGCGTATACAAACTGGAGAAGGGCATCTAATACGCAAGGGTTTATTAACATGGATATTGATACACCATTAGGTGGAATTGATGTATTATAAGGAGTAAATAATGGCTTTACCACAGTTAAAGAATGATGTGCCAAAGTATGAAATGACT